TTTTATGACGAATGGCCCGCTAATTACTTGACTTCTTTGGCTATTGACTTTCCGACTATTTGGTAGTATTATTATAATAAAGGCAACAGAGAGGGCAATAATAATAAAATGAAAAGGCAAATATACGTTTTAGAAGGAAGTTACAGAAATAGAAAAGTTGAAAATACAACTTTTAAATTAGTTAAACCTTACCAACCATATCCACATAAAGAAGGTGGATTCATCACAGTAAAAATAGACGATCTCACACAATATCCTGGTGCAACAAAAGACAACATAAGAATTAGTCTAGATAACGAAAATCAATTAAGAGACAAACCACCAGAAACTAGTAAAGAAGAAACTGATGAAGAAGTTGTTGAAAGAATGCGTAAACGTTTTGAAATTTTAGATTCAATGACTAAAGCAACCAAAAAAGGAGACATCAGAGCAATGATAGTATCTGGACCTCCAGGTGTTGGTAAATCATTTGGTGTTGAAAAAGTTTTAGAAAGATATGGAGTTATATCTACATTAGGAGATTCTAAAAAGAAATATGAAGTTGTTAAAGGCGCCATGAGTGCTATTGGACTATATGTCAAATTATACAATTTTCAAGATAAAGATAATGTAATTGTATTTGATGATTGTGATAGTGTTTTATTAGATGACTTATCATTAAACTTATTAAAAGCGGCGTTAGATTCTAAACGAACTAGAAGAATATGTTGGAATACAGATTCACATACACTACGTAGGGAGAATGTACCAGATCATTTTGAATTTAAAGGTTCTGCTATATTCATTACTAATATTAAATTTGATAATGTAAAGTCTAAAAAATTAAGAGACCATTTAAATGCATTAGAATCTAGATGTCACTACATAGATTTAACAATTGATACTATGAGAGAAAAAATCTTAAGAATTAAACAAATCGTAGGAGACGGTATGTTAAATGAATATGCTCTACCAGAAGAGGTTAAACAAGAAATAATCCAATGGATAGAAGGTCATAAAAGAAGACTAAGAGAAGTAAGTCTAAGAACTGTACTTAAAGTAGCAGACTTGGCTAAAAGTTTTCCAGATAATTGGCAAGCGATGGCTGAAAATACAATTTTAAAACCGAGGTAATATGAGAACACAACCACAAGAAGTAATAGCAAAACTAGAAGCAGATAATTCTAGACTTAAAAAAGAAGCAATAGTTTTAGATGCAATGAAAGAAGGATTAGATGAATTCTTTGAAGGTCTAAAAATGTGTTTAGACAAACTATACACATTTGGAGTTAAACAAGTACCAACTAAAGATGACGTTATATCAGCTCAAGGCTGTGAATGGAAAGTGTTTAAAAAATTAGCTGAACAACTTTATAATAGAGAACTTACAGGACACGCGGCTCGTGATGCAATTAAACTTGTAATGAGTTCAGCAACGGCAGAACAATGGAATGGTTTTTATAGAAGAATTTTAATTAAAGATTTAAGATGTGGTGTTACAGAAAAAACTGTAAACAATGTTGCAAAGAAAAACAAATTTAAACAATATATGATTCCAGTATTCACTTGCCAACTAGCACAAGACTCTGCAAAACACGATAAGAAACTTACTGGTAAGAAAATGTTAGAAGTTAAGTTAGATGGTGCTAGAGTTGTATCAATTGTATACCCAGATGGTAAAGTTGATATGTTTAGTAGAAATGGAAAAGAACTAATCAACTTTGGACATATTGCAAAAGAAATAAGTGAAGTAGTTAAAAACTCTCCTCCACCTTATCCATTAATTTTAGATGGCGAAGTTATGAGTGATAACTTTCAAGATTTAATGAAACAAATTCATAGAAAAAGTTCTACAACTGCCAAAGATGCCAAACTGCATTTATTTGATTTTATTCCATTAGCAGATTTTAAAAAAGGTATTTGGAATAAAAGCCAAAAGGATAGAACAGAAATGGTTAAGGCGTGGTACGAACAACACAAGGCAAGTCTAACAACTATAGAAGTATTAGATCATGAAATTGTTGACTTGGACACAGAAGAAGGGCAAAAGACGTACACAACGATTAATAAGAGGGCAGTAGACGGGGGATATGAAGGTATCATGATAAAAGACCTAGAGGCACCATATGAGTGTAAAAGAACGACGTCTTGGTTAAAATTAAAACCATTTATTGAAGTATCATTAAAAGTAATTGGTACTGAAGAAGGTACAGGTAAAAATGTAGGTAAACTTGGAGCACTTATTGTTGAAGGTAAAGATGATGGCAAGTTTATTAAAACTAATGTAGGCTCTGGATTAAATGATGAAAATAGAGAAGAATTTTGGAAAGCAAAAGAAAAATTAATTGGTCAAATAGTAGAAGTAAGAGCAGATGCAATTACACAAAATCAAGAGACCGAAAATGAATGGAGTTTAAGATTTCCTAGATTTTTAAGATTTAGAGGATTTAAACCCGGGGAGAAGATGTAATGCAATTATACGATGAAAAAAGTGTAAAAAAAATACTAGATGACTTTTCTAAGTTATTAATGGAAGCCGATAATTTTCCTAGAGAAAAAGACCCAGATGATTATAGAGAATTTTGGTCTGGATTAAGAGGAGAGGGTTCTAGTTTATTAGGATTAACTAGACATCTATTAGATGTTTTAAACGAAAAAGAAGGAAAGAAAGGAGAATAATGGATAATTTTTATTTGTTTTTATTAGTATTTGCTTTGAGTAATGGCTTTACAATGTCAAGGCATTACTGCTCCTATTTAAGAAACTTACGAGAAAAAATTATTGAAAAGATAACCTATGGTTGGTGGATTGCCATACATACTGTTGTAGATATAGGAAGTATTATTGGTATGTTGATTTGGTATAACAATGATAAACACTTTTGGGTTGCTGTTGCAATACCTATTTTTATTATTCTATGGTACATACCATTGTATTTAAAAAAAAGAAAAAATGATAACAATATTAGCAAACGCCCATAAAATAATTCATGAAGCAGAAAAAAGAGTTGCTAAATGGAAATAATAACAGGCATAATATTAATATTAGGAGTAGGTATAATTATTGGTTGGTATCTATCTAATATGATAAACGGTTCTAGATACGAAAGTTTATTAAAAAATAGTGCAGGTATGATGACAGCAACTAGAGAAGTGTGGGAGAGAATAATTAAAGCTAAAAGGATAGAACAACATGGCATTCAAGAAAAGGATGTTCAACAAAACGCCAAGAAGAATACATCGAAATAAGGGCGGACGCAAAAAAGGGACAATTCCTATCAAACCTATCAAAGTAAAAAAACCAAAAACACCAGTCTGGTTTCCTTAAATCGTTGATTTTTATAACTAATGACTATATAACAAATATAGCATGACAACTAAAATAGAAGATAATAAGGTATCAATTCAAGAAAGAGTCGCACAGAGGGTAGGACAAATTTCACAGCCAATTGAACAATGGCTGGACAGATTAGTTGCGAAACCAGAAAAGTTTAATCCTGAAAACTATAAATTAATAGAGTATCTTAAAAAGGAAAAAACAAAAGGTCAACACGCAAGAAAACTTAAAGAATTATATCAAGGACAATACGATGAGATCTTATTTTATCTTAAAGCAAAAAAGAAACCATTCGAAGAACTCAATGATGACGACCAACAATTGGTAGAGTCATACAACGAATTTAGTAAAGAAGAATTACAATTACACATTAAAACATACGAACATATATTCAAGGCTTGTGATTATATGATAGATATAGCTAATGCTAATAGAAAATCAAGGAAAAGAAAACCTGTTAATAAAGCAAAAGCAATTTCAAAATTAAAATATAAACGTGAAGACGATAGGCTTAAATTGATTAGTATAAATCCAGAAGAAATAATAGGCTGTGAAGAACTATGGGTTTATAATACTAAAACTAGAAAGATAGGATACTACGTAACATCTGTATATGATCCACAAGGTCAAGAAAGAGATGGTACTGGATTAGGTGTAAAAGGTACGTCGATAATTAGGTTTAATCAAGAAATTAGTGTACAAAAAACACTCAGAAAACCCCCAGAACAGCTACCACACTTTATAAATGGCCCTAAGACTAAACTAAAAGAAGACCTTGATGATATTAAAGCTATGGGCCTAAAATTAAATGGACGTATTAATCCAGACGTTATATTACTTCGGACTATTAGATAAATAATTGCATATGAGTATACGAGAAGACATAATTTCCGTTAAAGCTGGACTAGTTACATTGGGTAATGCTATAGAGAATATAACTGCCTCTGTAGATGAAGCCCCTACTGTAACAAATGTGGATAAATCAATCAATTTTAAAGGTACTGAATCCAATGCCATATACGGCAAAGGGCTACAATGGAGTGGATATGGAAATACTAAAACATTTAGTTTCCAAGGAAACCCTGACAGAATTTGGAGTAGCAATAGTATTGACCTACACAAAGACGCTAGTTATTCTATAGATAATACAGAAGTAATAAATGCAACTAGTTTAGGACCAACAATTAAAAGTTCTAATCTTAAAAAAGTAGGCGTTCTTGAAGGTTTAGCAGTTAATGGTAATATTAACTTAGACTCATTTATTTTCTACGATGCAGGCTTTATGAGACTTGGTGTAGGAACTGATATTCCTAATGGTCAATTATCAGTTTCATCTAATGAAGTAGAATTTAGAGTACAACCTAACGAAGACAACGCAGAAATAGGAACTTATACAACAGCCTCATTAAAAATTCAAACAGATAATACAGACAGAATAACAATTGGTGCACATGGTGATGTTCAAATTGGAACACTAGGTGGCCAAATGAAAATGAATGTCTACGGCAAAGTTGGTATAGGCGTTAATCAAATTGCAGAAAACATATCATTAGATGTAGACGGACCAATAAGATTTCAAGGCAAACGATTCCACACAGGTACTGAAGCACCATCAGAAGGCGCACATTCTCAAGGAGATATTACATGGAATAGTAATCCTACTCCAGGTAACGTTATCGGTTGGGTATGTACAAAAACAGGAACACCTGGTTTATGGAAATCTTTCGGCACTATCGGAGACTAGAAAATCAAATTAACCTTTGGAGTTGGTTGGCCAAAATAGGTCCACTAATTGCTCTTGTTATTGTTTTGCTAGTAGTCGCATTCGACTTTCAATCATTATTAGAATATACCCTAGGGCTAATATGCATTTTATTTGCTATAATTGCCGGAATATGGTGGTGGTGGGTTGTAGGAACTGTACGCAACTTTGTAAAATTAAAAAAATATGCTAGTGTTAAATTTGCTGAAATTACAAAAGAATTAAAAAATATTAAAGTTGATTTAATAAAAGCTAGAAAAGAAAGAAGAAAAGAGCATAAAAAACTTAAAAAATAAGTTATGTATTTAAAATTTCTTTAAGGTATTTTTTACTCCAAAATGAATAGTAATTTGTTTCTTTTAATTTAGTTCTTGCTTTTTCTAATTCTTTTCTTTTTTGTGCTAATACAACATTATATTTTCCATTACTTGATATTGCTTCTCCCACATACGTTTTTCTTTTACGATGGTCAGGATAAAACACATATTTTGGAAATTCTGTATTAAGCAATCCGCATAAAAATTTTAATTGAAATATAGAAAGCTCATCATTAAATATAAAAACTGTTACTTCTTTTTTTAAGTGTTTATTACGAACAAAATCAAAACAATTTGCTAAAACATCTTCTTTACAAATAACCAAATTAAAATCTGCCTTTTTAGCATATGGGCAAACAGAATGACCATCTAATTTTTTAGTAGGAGTTCCAATTGCTTGTATCCAATTCTGAATATGGTTGTAAATACACATAGTAACAGTATTTAAGCATGGTAATAATAGGTAACGGCGAAAGCAGAAAATCAATCAAATTAAATAGCATCCAATCTGAAATAGTTGGCTGTAATGCTGTCTTTAGAGATTGTATAGTGGACCATTTGGTATGCGTCGACAGAAGAATGCTCAGAGAAGCAGTAGGTCACGAAAACACTAAACACGCCATGATATATACTAGGCCCGATTGGCTTGATATGTATACAGGCATTTTTGAAGTACCAACCCTATTTTATGAAGGGAAAGATAGACCTGACCAACCTATGCATTGGGGAGCAGGACAATTTGCACTTTTAATAGGTATTGAAAATTGTAATGATGGAAAATTAGATATTATAGGATTTGATCTCTATGGCAAAGATAGTAAAGTAAATAATGTTTATAAAGGCACCTTAAGTTATAATGATCCCGATACTGATCCTGTAGATCCGCGTTATTGGATATATCAAAATAAAAAAATATTTGAAAATTTTTCAAATATAAAATTTAATTATTGGGTAAATGAACATTTTATATTACCCCCAAGTTGGAAAGGTATTAAAAACCTTAAAATTAAAAATATTAAAAAATGGTAGAATTTAATGAATAAAATTATTTGTCTTAAACAAGGAACCAAATACGGACCAGACTATGTTAATACTCTACATAGTATGATTAAAAGATTTTGTACAGTTGAACATGAATTTCTTTGTTTTACTGAAGACAGAGCAGGTTTAGTAAATGATATAAAAACTGTAGAACTACCAACTGGATATCCTAAAATATCAGGATGGTGGTATAAGCCTTTATTAATGAATCCTTTATTACCTCAACTACAACATAGTACAGTTCTTTATATTGATTTAGATGTAATAATATTTAAAAATATAGACAACCTTTTTCATTACAAACCTGGTTCTTTTTGTGTAGTAAGAGATTTTAATAGATCTACTAATAAAGAATGGAACAGATTTAATTCAAGTGTTGTTAGATGGCAAACAGGACAACATCCACAAGTTTATAATGAATTTATAAAAGACGCAGGACATACAGCAAGACGATTTCACGGCGACCAAGATTGGTTATTTGCCAATGTAAAAAATAATTTTGAGTTTTGGCCGGACGAATGGATAATGAGTTATAAATGGGAAATGAGAAATAGGCCCCCATTAATTAGACGACAAGACGGTATTAGAGATTTTAAATCACCCGGTCACCCCACAATACAGAAAGAAACAAGCATAGCTATATTTCATGGAGATCCTAATCCTAAAGTATGTTGTGACCCGTGGTGTAAAGAGAATTGGAAATAAATATAGTACAAGGAGACAAATATGTTTTTAACAATAGCATTTATAGTTGGATTTGTTGTAGGATGGTGGGTAAACGAAAAAGTTGAAGATTTAGCTGGTTTACTTAATCCTTTTAACTGGTTTAAAAAGAAAAAATAATAATTAAAAATCGCTTATACGCTTTTTACTAGATACAGGCATATCTAGTATTTTTCTTTGCTTGACACCTTGCTCTTGAGCAAATTTCTTAGGATTACATTCATTGCATACGTGTTTATAAAAATTAGACAATCGTTTCACCTCTATACTACCTTTAAGTCTAGAGAACATTTTTGAACAAGAATCACACTTAAAAGAATATACTGTTTTTGTTCTTTTACATTTGTGTTTTTTACCTAATTTACTTGTTCTTTCTGCCCAAGTTACTATTTTTTCTGCACTAATAAACATACGTTATTATTTACATTAGGATTAATAAATTTACCATAAATAACATTAACAGGAAACATAAAAATGGCGATATTAACACTTACTGATTCTGCAGAGCAGAAGATTAAAGATCTTTGTTCACAAAACAACAAATATGCAGTAAAACTAGGAATTAAAGGCGGAGGATGTGCTGGTTTTTCCTATGACTGGGGTTTTGCAGAAAAAAATGAAATTGACAAACGTGACGAATTAATTGAATTTACTGGTGGAAAATTATTAGTAGATTCAACAAGTATAATGTTTTTACTTGGATCAGAATTAAATTTTGTATCAGAAGTATGGGGTTCATATTTTGATATTACAAGTCCAAAAGTTAAATCGTCATGTGGTTGTGGAGAATCTATAACTTTTGATATGGATAAGGTAAATGGCTAAACAGATTATTAATATAGGTATAGAAGGTAACGATGGCACGGGTGATGCGATAAGAGACGCATTTCGTAAATCGAATGAAAACTTTACAGAACTATATGCAGTATTCGGGCAAGGCGGTCAAGTAACATTTGCATCATTAAGTGATACTCCTGATACACTTGGAGGTTCCAAAAACATTCCAATAACAAACGATGCCGGTAATGCTATCGAAATGAGACAGCTTACTGGTGGTATAGGAATGGCTATTGATACAGCCAGTGATGCATCTAAAATTATTTTAAACAGTACAGGTGCAACAGTTGCCTCAGACACTCAACCATCATTAGGTGGACCTTTAAATGGAAATAATTTCGCAATAGGTAATGTAAAAGTAACAGATACAGCAGTAACAGATTATAATTCAACACATGGTTCAAATATTACTATAGATGATCTTGTAATTACAAAACAATATGCTGACCAAAGATATTTAAAAGTTTCAGGAGGCCCTAGTGGAGCATCAGGCCAATTAAGAGTTAGATCAGAACCCGCAGATACTACAGAATATACATTAACAATTACTGCTTACAATAGTGGTGACCTTACAATAGCTAGTCATGGTTTTGACGCAGGATCTAATGGATTAGCTTTCATTTATAATTCAACAGGAAATGATGCAGTAAATTTAACATCAGCAACAATTTATTATATTAGATATGTAGATGGAAGTACTCTTTCATTACACGCCAGCCAAGCAGAAGCAACAAATGATAATGATGGTACAAGAGTTAAAATTGTAGCTAGTGGAGGTACAGGAACTCAAACTATAACTGATGCTGAATTAGATACTGCTTTATATGGAAATTGGTTAAGTTCAGAAGCACTTCCTAGAAAATCTGTTGTCCGTAGACAAGGTGACAGTATGGATGGTGCTCTTAATTTGCACGACCACCCAGGAGCAATGGCAGGTCTAGGAGCATTATATCCAAACGCGGCAACTTTAATAGAAGCAAATAAAGAATTTTTAGCAGATGAAGTAATGTCTTGGTTTGATGCTAACAATCCAGGAATTCATAATACAACACGTCATGAAAAATGCGAAAGAGATACAAAATTTAATATTGATGCGTTAGCACATGATATAAGATATGGTGGTAATTCAGAAAGTATAAGAACTTCAAAATATTATTGGGAAGGTGCTTCATCTCAATTAGGTAGTGGAGAAATTGCATACGCAACAGCAGTTAATAATAAATTAAGAGATTTTATTAATACAAATATTTTACCACAAGTTGCACTTTCAACAAATCAAAGTCCAGTTGTTACAACTCAAATTTATAAAACTAAAACTACAGAAGCAGGTGCTACTGCAAAAATAACTTCACTAGTTGCAACTATTGTTGATATTACTACAAATGGTTTAGATGTAGTACCTAAAATTCAAGACGCTGTTAGAGATGGTGATTTACAAGCGGCAACAAAATTTTATGTAGACGAAGCGGCAGAACATTCTAAAAGTAACATATATGTAAACACTAGCGGTGATGATTCAATGACTGGAATACCTCAAGACAGATGGGGAAGGTCTTCTAGTTATGCTTATGCTACTGTAGGTGCGGCTTGTAAGAGAGCAGAAGAAATAATGAAAACTGCTCCGTTTGAACCAGGTCCTTGGGTACAAACTCTTACATATAATAGTGGAGCAAATAATTCTACAGTATTAACTCAAGGTGTAACAAACAGTAGTGGTTATACAGCAGTAAAAATATTAGTTGAAGCTAATAGACAATTTATAATTCAAGAAGCAATTGCTTATACAGAAAGTCAATATCCAACTCACACAAACTTTAGAAATTTATGTATTAGAGATTTAGGTTATATGCTTGATGGTTTAGTTATAGATATACTAAACGGTTTAAATGCAAATTATCAATCTGTACAATGTGGTGAAAGATTTTATAATAGTAATAGTGGATTATATGCAATCACTACACAAAAAGCTCATACATTGGCGGCGATTGGTTATGCTAAAACAATAACAAACAATGTTTTAACAAATACAGCACCAGGAACTTTATATCAAACAAATTACGGACAAACAATTGATAATGGACAAACAGTAGATGCAAATGGGTTAGCTTCTGCTCAAGCAAAATTTACAATTATAGAAGGTATTATTACTAATGGATTAAGCAC